GTGTAGTATTTAAAACATAAGGATTAAGGGTATTACCCTCAATAGGAGTTTCTAAATTTGTATAAAAAGTAAAAAACCATCTTTCTCCACTATTTAATTGATTATTAATAGGAACCATAGAACTTGTAATTTGATTATAGTATGAAGCACTACTATTATCAACTGAACCTGAAAATATACCATTATAAAGAAGACCAGGACTAATCATATCTCCTAAACTATAATCATCATTAAGAGTATTAAACTGTCTTCTTTCCACAAGTCTTACTACACTATGACTAACAAAATTCTTAATACTACCTACACCAACACTACTCCCACCCAATGAATAAGAACTAGTAGATACAAAAGATGATTTTAATGGTACACCAAATTCAGTAGTTAATATTTTTGTAGTAGAAGGTAATACAGGGTTATAAGCTGCATTTTCCTGATTTGGGTATGGAAACATTGATATTTCATGGTTTATAGGATTATTTCCATTTAATAAATAATAATATTCACTTACACTTGAAGAAATTGAAGAACTCCTACCGTAATCTGCTAAGGGAAACCCTCCGGGAAGTGGTGAGGCAACAGGTTTAACTATTTCTTTAAAACCTGTACTTGGGTTTATAGTTTTTATTGAGTCTTTTGTATTTACTTGTAATAGTTTTCCCATTTTAACAGCACCATAACCTAAAATTTCAGGTGTAGTACCACCCCCCCAATTAAATTCATATATAGTTGTATCTAAAGAATCTATAGGTGAGGTTTTACCATAATTTCCTATATTAAAAGATTGAGAAAAATCTGTTAAAGTTCCTGTTTTGTCTATCCATTCATTTATTTTTTCACTTTGGTTTTTAGAACCATTATATTTAATGTTTATACTTGATAGTTGTGTATAATTAGATTCTGGGATACTTGCATTTTCAGCCGTTCCTGCTAATATTACAGTTGCATTTACTGGAATTGTTTGAGATGTGGAATAATCTACTTTTTGTAATTTAGGATTAACCCTTTGATCTTCTACTTCTCCCTGCATTACATCACAATCTGATCCATAAAATGAAGATGTGAAAAAAGGTTCTATAACTATTTCTTTAGTAGTTCCAGTTGCAGCAGATGAAGAAATAAATATTCTTGATGAAGAATCTATAAAGTATGATCCAGAAGGAGCATTTCCAAAACCTGCCATAAATAATCTATCCCCAGGGTTAAGGGTAACACTTCCAGTTACTAAAAAATCTTCATAAGATCCAAACCCACTAGATACGCTACCAGGGAGTAAATTATAATCATAAGTCCCATCAGATTTTTGTTTAGAAATACCAAATATAGGAGTACCACTACCTACACCACTACTTACAAATTTAATACTTCCTGTGGCGAATATGTGGAATTGTTTTTGGGCATATGTGTTAATAATTAAACCATCAGTAGGTGTAAATAGATTAAGTGGATCCTTTATACTTGATGAAAAGTTTATTGGGTTAGGTGTTATACCTCCAACATATGAGCCGGTTTCAAAAAATGATCCTGTAAAATCATATTTTACTGTTGATTTATCTCCTGAGGGTATATCTGTGTTTGAAGATGGGTTAACATAATATAGATAAAATGTTGGGTATTCTGTAGTACTTAATATTGGGTAAGATTTATTACCTGTTGATAATGGTAAAGTAATTTCGGTTATGGATTCTAATGTTGTTGTTATATCAACTCCATTATTATCTTTTTTAGAGACTTTTATATATCTTATTTTTCCTGACATTTTATATAAATATTTTTAACTACTAAATGGTGGTGGAGGTAAAGGTACAGCTGTATCATCTTGGAACCAAGTTTGTATGAATCCATCAAGTGGTTGGTTTTTAGTATCAATAAATAAACTAAAAGTATCAGATGTTGAATTGTAAGATCTTATTCCATATTCTGCTCCTTCAGGGTTAACATTTTTTGCCCAAAAACAACTTTCATTTAATTCACCGTTTGTAATTAACATAGTTGAACCTGAAAGTTCACCATCATAAAATTCAGTTTGAGAATCATGTGTGCTAGTTACTGAACCTGATAATGATGGGGTAGTAACAGACCAACTTTGGGTAATGTTAAAACTATTAACAGGACCTGAACCTGAAGCTCCAGCAGGAGAAGTTGATAAATTATTAAATTCATTAAACATTCCACCAGGACCTGCAGTTGCATTAACTAATGACCCTGAATCGTACCCATTCCATTGTGGAAGTACTGAACCTGTAAGTAATAAATTTTGTAAGATATAATTTTGACCCATTACTGGTTCTGGAGAACCTGGAGTATTGCCTGAATTTAATATTAAAAAACTCCCAACTTGAGTTACCATTGGAAATTGAGTTTGGGTTGTCATTTCAATTTCTGAAGAGGCTTCTTCAAATGAAGCTACTTTAGCTACTGGGGTATTAATATTAACTTGAGGTTGAGGGTATTTGTTTCTTTCTAATAAATGTTGTTTTATTACTAAACCAGATGCTAAGCTTGTTCTTACTGGTATAAAATCCTTAATCATTTTAAATAATGAGTTATCAAAGAATTTTATTAATCTTATAAAATCTGTTAAATTGTAAGGTTTTGAATATTTTTTAAAATAATCTTTACTTAAATTATCTAAGTCTGGATAATCTAAAAGAGAGGATGATCTTTGTCTTGGATCTGCTATATAGTCTCCTAAATTAAAATTTCCAAGTTGAGATATAATATCATCGTTAATTTGGTTTTGAGGTGAAAATGCTACCTCTAAATAATTAAGGTTATCTGTATATGAAGCACTAGCTTCTGTAGTTTGAGCTACCCTTCTAATTGGTGATAAAGTACTGCCTGTGGGTACAACATTATTTTCAAATCTTACTTTATCAGTAACTCTGTTTTTTATACCAGCAGGGAATTGATCAAGAAAAACATATTCATTATTGTAATAATAAGAAGAAGTATTAAGACCTTGGAAAAATGAATCTGCTGAGATTCCTGAATTTGATCCTGAAAATGATTGGGTAATATCCCATGATCCTGTTATTTTAGGATGAATTGAAGATGTTGTGGTGATATCTAATTCACTTCCTAAAGCTGCTCTAAAAGCTAATTGATCAGGTGAAGAATTAACCCCATTACCTTCAATAGATAAAGGATTCATTACATAATCTTTAAATACGCTTTCACTTAATTTAGTAGTATAATATCTTATTTCTTGTAATGAACCTGAAAATCCAGGATATAATGATGAAGAAGCAAAATAAACATTTTTACCACTTCCAGTTGACCAACCATCAAAAGATGAAGTGACTGAAGAAGATGCTATGTATCCTATTTCAGTTCCATCTTTTCCATTATATATTTTATTAGCAGCATATAGTTCATGTCCTGTACTTCCACTAGTAACCATTACTGACCACCAACCTCCATCAAAGAAAGGTAAATATAAACTTGCTGAAATTGTAGTGTCAGAAGCTGAGGGGTAAAAATTAAGATATGCATATTGGTAATATGGATCTTTAATTGAACCCTTATAGGAACCACTATCATTAACTAATGAGCCCGTATTTAAACCTGAACCTGTGTATTCTAAAGTTATAGTAGCATTAACAGAATTATCTCCTGTAACTATATTAAATAAAGATTGAGATACATTAGTTAGCCCAAAAGATCCTGATGATGATGAAGAACCTGAAAGTATTTCTGGTTTAAATCTAAATTCTAATGTTCTTGGGTTATTTTGAGGTGATGTAAAACCCCAACTATCATTTAATTGCCATTGGGTTTTTAAATAATCTGATCCAGATGTAGAAAAGGCATAATTAAATTTATTAAAATATAAATCCCAATCATTTTCATTTACCTTATCTTTACCGCCAAATTCAGATATTTTAAGTATAGTATCAGGTATACCATATGAAGTTATTAGAGCTCGTAAGCCCGCCATTGTACCTTTTGATTTGAGCAGATATGGAATATTATGGTATAACCTTTTATATAATGATTTGTTAGCATCATTTAAGGGTATAATATCATTTGAAGCTGAGATTAGTGTGTTTACAAATTCAAACCCAGTTGGAGCTGGTAGAGAAGATGTAATATTAGCAACTGGGAAGATAGATCCACTAGGGGTAATTCCTAAAAAAGCTGTGTATAAGTCTTCATTAGAGAAATTATTTTGATATAATTTTAAACCAAAGTCTTTTATAGCATCTGCAACTAAATCTTTTGATATACCAAAATCTAATCTATTATCAGCATTGTATTTTTGAGTAACATCTTTTGTATATAACCAAACATTATCATAATATTGGGCTACCATATCTACAAACAAATCATATGGTTGATTTGCAGGGTCTTCTCTTAAATATTCAGGTATTGATTTTTTAAGTTGGTCTGGGTTTTGGTTATCAAAAATAGAAGCAGTATATAAACTACCCCCATAATAAGGATCAGAAGTGTTGTAGATATCACTAGTTCCTAACCATTTTAAAGCTGCTACACTTCCTGTTTTTGCTAGTTGGTATGGTGGAGAAGAAGTAGTTTTTGGGTAAGAAACATCAGAACCACTTATATTTAATGAAGCACTTGTATAATATAAAAAATATTCAAATTTATCAAAGTTTTTAATTACATTAGTGATGTTATTTTCTAATAAATTTGTACTAGTTGAAGAACCCGAAACTGAGTTTAAACCGGAAATAGAAGCTGAATAATTTTCAATTAATCCTACTTTGTAATAGAAATTTTCTATTCGAGTTTGTGCAGAACTAAAATGAATAAAATCTGTATAATCTGTATAATCTACACTAATATCTATAGATTGGGAAAATAATATACTATCAAGTTGATTTGCACTACTACTTGGAACATTTTGGATAATATCACTCTCAGACAACTTAATAGTTGAATTGTTTATTTGAGATTTTATAGGAATATTAAAATTAGGACCTGATATTCTTTCAAAATCATCAAAAGGTACCTGTTCTATTGGAATATCTACTTGAAAAGCCTCAGACTCGTTTAAAGTTGTAACAATCCAAACCCCACCTTGCTTAATTTCAATTTCTGGTGGTAAAGGCTCATATAATTTAATTAAAATTGTAGGGTTTTCAGAGTTTGGATTATCTAATTTAATATTATTAGCTATATATAAATTATTTAATCCAAGGTTAATATAAAAATCTACAAAATAATCTTGGTTATCTCTAAAATTAATGAATTTATTAGTTTGTTCTACTAAACTATTTTCATCTAACCCTATTTGTTGTGTTAGGTCATAATTAGTATCTAACCTTATTTCAGTTCTATCTGATGAAATTTCTGATATATATAAAGATTGATTAGAATTACCTATTTGTTTTGTAAGATAATTATAATAGGCTATATATTTACCTTGGTTAAACCCTGCAGCTTCAACATCATCCCCCGGAGAAAGTGTGAAATTTGTTATTTGATTATCATTTCCTGCAGATTGACCATCATTTTCAACCGTATACCCTGTATAATTATAAACTGGGTTTGAAACTATATTTTGATTTAAATCATAAATAAAAAATTCAATACAACTAGAACTAGTTAAAGCAGTATCAATGCTAAATTGATTTAGCAGAGCTGCATCATTAGGGTTATAAGACTGAAGCTCATAAGTAACTGGTGATATTCTATTTACTGTTGCCATTTTTTAAGTATAGGATTTTTAAGTACCTGATAACCTTCCATTTCCACCTGCTAAGAGATTATTATTTGTTTGATTTAGCACTCTTATTAATGATTTTTCAGTGTCACCACCTGATCTTTTCTCAATAGCAATTTTAAAAAGTTGATATTTTCCTAAAGATGATCCCGGGTTATTATTAATGTAAGTTTGAGCTTGATTAAGATTTCTAACTAATTTTTTTCTATTATCACTTGCTAAATCATTTTTCTTTAATAAGTAATCTAAATTGAACATTAATAAACTTTTAGATATTTCAACTTTAGGTGCTTCTTCTTCTTCTGCTGATGGTGTTTCAATTATTAATTCTATTGGGGGTGAAATAGGTTCAATTTCAATATCTTCAATTTCTGGGAGATTTTCTATTTCTACAGGTTCAGGAAGGAGAGAATTTGCTAACTGTTGTTGAGTTTCTAGTAATTCTTTTCTTAAAGCAGCTATTTCATTTTGTAAAGCTGTTATTAAATTATCTGTTTCTTCAAATGATATATATTCTCCACTTGTTTTAACTAAAAATTCATGGGAATTAGTAGATCCTAACTCATTAATTTGATAAAATAAAGTATTATACATATCAAAAAACTCTTGAACTGTTGGTTGATTGTCAAGCTGTTCTTGAATTGATTCAACCCCTAATTCTGTAAAAGAAGTATTGATGGTTTTTTGATAGGTTACTTTATCAAAAACTTGTTTATTTAAATTTACATTTTTTGCCATTACCCATTAATTACCTTAAAATAATAATTATCATCTAATATTAAGGTTGAATTATCTATTGTAGTTTTTACTAATATTTTATAATATCTCTCAGGTTCTAACCCATTCATATACACATCAAAATAATTCCCATTAACATCAGAACTTAATTGTGTATATGTAGTATCATAATCTACAACAAATTCGTTGGTATCCAAATCTTTTATAGCATAATATGAAGAAGTTGGTAAATAATTTACTCCTGTAAATTGAGAAGCTGTTGTCCATACTCTAGGAGGATATTTTGGGGCTACATTAAATCTAAATCTATTTATACTAGAAGAATAAAATACTCCTGGGTTTTCATTTAAAGATGATACTAAAGTGGTAGTATCTACGATACTAGATGTAGCTGAACCTGTTAAACAGTTTACAAAATCTTTCCATTTAAACTCTAGTTGTGGGGGGTATATTGTATTAGTTTCTCTTCCATAAAATTTCATTAAGGGTTGGACTGAAGCACTAGGATCAAATTCTAAATTATCTTCTAATTTTATTAAAAAACCATTATTTTCTAAAGACCCACTATTCCATTTTTTAACTATATTTTTAACGCTAGAATTTAAATCTTTTTGGCTTGTTAGATCAAAAGATTGGGTGACTTTATATAGGGTTCCATCAGAAGCACTATAAGCCCAACTTCCTCCCCCAAAACTTTTATAATCAATATTAACAGAACTTGTTATAAAATTGGTACCTACACTTCCACTAACAATCCATTCTCCTGATCCTGTTGATAAAGAATTATTCCATGAGCACCCATTTTGCACTATTGGTGAATCTAAATACGTTCCTGTTCCATTATTCCAAGTTTGACCTGCTGGGAAGATTTCTAAAGAAGTATTTAATGAAATCCCTTGAGCTGTAGCTATAAAAGATTTTAAAAAAACATCAAATTCAGATCCTGAAATTTTATTGTTTATAATGTTATTTATTTCACCAGTAGAAAATTGGGTTAAAAATCTTGCTACTTGAGGGGGGGTACTAGGTGATGATCCTGTGGTTCCTATTGAAATTATGTTTGAAACTTCTGTTATAGGGTCTATCCCCGTATTCATATTAGGATAAAATGAATATAGAGTAGCATCTTTAAAAGGAAATAATTTATAAACTGCCATTTTTTATGTGTTTTTACCTTGACTTCTTATCATATTTAAATAGGTTGAGTTTGGAGTATAAGGGTGGGTAGTTGAAAATGATTTAGGTTGACCTCCTATCATAGATTGATAGGGAATATTAATTTTATTCCCTCTTTCTAAATCAAAATTAGTTTTATTAAATGAATTTATTAATGCCATAGTTTTAAGTTTTATAAAGGTACTACTCTACCTTTAATGTCTGTATTAGGATATTTTATTTCAAAAATACTAGGGTCTAATGATGGGTAAATTACTTGATTTTGAGTTGCTCCTCCCATATCATAAGCATATTGTGAATATCCCTGAGAGACTCCTGCTTTATTAGAAAATTTAATATCTTTGACAGTTTGAACACCTGTTATTCTATCTAATCTAACATATAAATCTCTTATCATAATAGGTTGATTTATTTGCCAATTATCTCTAGCAAAATATAACTGTAAAGAATCTATACATGCTAATATAACGTCATTATTATTAAAATTAGGTAATACTATAATTTCAAAATCTATAGCCATATTAATAATAAAAGCATCTCTTATTTCTATATTATCCCCAATCATTCTATAATGAGATAAATAAGTTCTTAAATTCTTTTTTAATGTTGATGAAGATTCTGAGAATTGACCTGAATTATTTTGGGATAAAATAAATAAATTTAAAGTTTCTATAGTAGATACTTGATTATCTGTTAATTGGGGTTTTTCAATGTATGCTTTAGATATAGTACCATATTCTGGGGGCATACTTAAAGCCCTTACCATATAATCATCTAATGTGACTGTTCTTTGTTGAGCAGCTATTGATGATACTGTTTTTTGTCTTATTTCTTCTTGTGTATCACCTGCATCACCTCCTCTAGCGGGTGATGGGTTTGTTGATGATACTGAATCAAATACATAGTTAGCTAGTGTACTATTTAAATTTACACTACTAAATTTAATTCTTGTTGTACTTAAGTTAGTTAAATCACCAACGGGAACGTTAGATTCTACCCCCCCACCTGTTAAATATCTTACAGTTAATGTAGTACTTGAAGGAGATATACCATAAGTATCAGTAAATAAAAAGTTTGTAGGTGAATATGCTGTTGTAAGTTTATCTTGTTCAAATGGTAAACCTATACCTACATTATTAGGGTTAGGAATGACTAATTCATCTACATCACTTGGATTACCTGCGCCAAATTGAATTTGAAGTGTATTTTGTGAAGTTAAACGAGTAGTAAAACGTCTTTGTACTTTTTGAAGTTGAAGTAAATAAGGTACATCTCCAGCATTTTCTACATTATTTGGATCATTAGTATTAGTATTTTTTATACTATCAAATACCATTTCTTGAGCTAAATAATCTACTTCATTCCACCTATTTCCATCACTATCAATAATATCTAATACCTTTATTATATTATTAGCATTAATTTCAACAGTTTGAAAAGATTCAGGTGCCCCAAAAGAAAAAGTTTGTGTATTAATGTTTGCAGAAATAGCATTTCTGGATTTTTTTAAAAGATAAAATTGTGGTGTATCACCTGAAATTTGGTATACTGATTCTTCTGTTGGGTCTAATGAACTAGAAAACGAAAAATCACAATTATCTTCAATTATAAAAGATGTAGTAGGACTAGAGACTGAAGTAACTGTAGTATTTTCTTGAACATTTAAAGCATAACTATAATCAGGTTCTCCATTAGATAAAGCTGGTACTTGTTGATATATATCAATTGTAGCTTGAGCTGCACCTGTTGATTTTGGTTTATAACCAAACATATAGGCTAGCTCATATAAATTATTAGTTTGTCTAGCAAACTGTGTAAAGTTTTCTTGTAATTGGTTATCTAAATAAAAAGATAATACGTCACCTACATAAGCAGCTTGTTCCATAAACATCATTCCTGGTGATGTAGGGGAAAAATCGTTGTAAGTATTGGGGAAATAGGTTTGTGAAAACTCAATTAGTTTAGCCCTAATATCAGAAAAATCTCTGTTTATATATTTTACGTCTCTATTTACTTTTGTAGCCATTATGCAAAGTCTATTTCTAGTGTATCACTAATATTAGTATTTATTACACTATATGTTAATTCTACTGTAATTATGTTTAAATCTGTTCTCTCTAAAATATTTAGGTTTTTTATTCTTACATTTTGAAAAAATCTGTTTACATCTTTCCCTATTCTTTCTTTTAAAAAATCTAAATTATTTGTTGTGATTTGTTGGAAAATAAAGGCTCTTAAACCACCACCAAATGTTGGATTTAAAGGTCTTTCTCCTGGGTTTGTTAGAAAATAATTAATTAAATTATTTTTAATAGCAGCCGCTGTAGTATAATTTGATTTAAATGGGGTTTGTTGAGTTGTTGTTGGTGGTGATAGAACTAAAGAACCACTAACAGCATTATTCTGTACACCATAAGGACCTGAAAGGGGTATATCTACTCCTACAGCTGAACTTTTATTAAAGTCTATTGGGTATATATGTTGTGCTCCAAATGCCATTATTTAGTCATTAATCCCATTATTTGATTCATATCTACTTCTCCCTCAGGTAATTGTCCATTTGGTGAAGTAGTATCTATGTTACCCCGTGGGTTAAAAGGTTTGTTGTTAAATCCTTGTGCATCTCCACTTTTCATGTTTAATCCAGTTTCACCTATTATATCCATATATGATTGTTTTTGTTCTGCTAAAGAATGTTTAGGAGTTTTAGCTACTGGGGGTGTAGTAGAAGTTATTGTTCTATTTTCTTGAAGAGGTTGTGTAAGGGGAGTTTTAGGTGCTCTAACTGCTTCTAATAAAACTTCCTTTAACTCCTCCTGTATAGCTTCTCTAACAGCTTCTTTTATTATTTTTTTAAGTGCTTCGGTTTTCATGTGGTGTTTTTAATAAATATTGAATTATTCTGCTTTTAAATCATTTTGTTTAATATAATATACTAGTTCATCAATTAGTATTTGATCATTTGAAGAAAATGAAGGTTCACCTTCTAACATAATTACCCCTTGAGCATTTCTAGCTATAGCTTTTCTTCTTTTTAAACTGTTAGTTGTTGTACCATCAACAGGTATTACACCCATTTTAAACCCATTTACATTAGTTACAACTGGGGATAATTGTTGAGATTGTTTTTGAGTAGCAGCTAGCAACTCATCTGATATTTCTTCTTGAGATAAGGCTCCTTCTATAGCACACCCTTGTATTAAACTGTCTAATAAAGACAAATAACTTAATATCATACTTAATATTTCTATTAACATAGTTAGTACTAATAAAGTAGTAGATGAAATTAATTTAAATTTTGTTAATTGTTCATTTATTTTATCTATTACAGGGAGTATAGGTTTTGAAACATCCGGGGCTCCAAAACCAGCAATAGGAAAAACATTAAATAAATTACTTATTACTGAAAGGGTTATTTGAGATACTGTTAAAACTTTATCTGTTAATTCTACTCCTACTTTAACTGTATTTAAAAAATTATAAATATTATTTAACTGTCTTGTTAGTTGATTTTTTTTCTCTATTAAGTCATTTAATTCAGCTAAATTAGCAGGACAAATAGCATTCATATCCTTAAACTTTTTTCCCATCATTTCTTTAGCTTTAGTTATTCCAAACCTTGCTATTAAAGTTAGAATTGAGGGAAGTAATACTGTTTTTAAAGTTACTATTAATTTATTCATAGCTTGTTGCTTAGCCATTTCAAAATCTGTTTTTTCTAATTGTATAGTTTTTATTTGAAGGTCAGGTATAACTAATTCTTCTCTAATTTCATTTTCTAGTGATATAATATTAGAAGTTAAAATAATAACCCCTATATTAGGTTTAATTATATTTTCTCTTGTAAATGGAATTATAAATTCTTGACTATATCCAGAAAAAAATATATTAAGAGTAAATGTTGAATCTTTATCATATGTTCCTTCTATAATAAAACCCCCACTACTATCAGTTAAAGTAGTCATACCATCGGCACTAGATTGAATTTTAACTCCTGTTAAGGGATTATTATTATCATTTACTATTTTACCCCTAATAGCATAATTAAAATTAATACTTAATTTATTATCACTTTCTGGGTTGGGGTTGGGTGATGGTGGAGGAAGTTCAGGGGGTATATTTAATATATCACCAGGGTATATTAAATCTTCATTTGCTAAAAGATTGCCTGTTGTAGATGAAATTGTTGATCTGCCCGCAAGTAAACTAATGTTAGCTTGGTATATATCTTCTACTCTTTCTTTAGTAGTTAAGTTTGGAATTGGGTATTTACGTGCTATGCCATATAAAGTATCCCCTTTAATTACGGTATAATTTATTAATTCACCCATTATATTGTTTTACTTACTTTTGATAATATTGCAGAATTACCACTTAAATCTTTATTAAAATCTTTTAAAATGTTTTGAAGTTGAGCTTCTACTTGGGAAGATACAACTGAGGTACCACCATCAGGTACAGGAACACCTGCGGGCCACAATTGTTGGTATTTTAAAATTGATACAATGTTTAGTAAAGATTGGGTAAGATTTTGTAAATCTTTTCTTAACGTTTCTCCTTTTACAAGAGGTTCAGTAGCATCCTTACTCCCAAGTTTAATTGTAGTTCCAACATCTATAACAAAATTAGCAGGAGTATCAAAATTAAATCCTTTAATTGCTTCAAAACTTATAGTTCTTTGAGAACTTAACATTATATGATCATTTGTTGAATTAAAAAGTAAACGTCCTGAATTAATTATTACTTGATTACCTGTATATTCTGAGGGTATGGTTGGGATTTCTTTATCCTTAGGGGTATATGAAAAATAATTTTGACTAGCTACACCTATTGGAATTTTTTGGGTAGAAGTTAAATATATTGATGAAAAATCTTGGTTAATATTTTCATTTATAGGAATCCACCCTTCAGTAACATTTTCTGTGTTTTGACCATTCCTAATTAATGTAATAGGACTACCGTTCTCACCAAAAGAAGACCAAGGATTTTCTGAGGGGAGATCATTTATGGGTTTAGCCGTACTACCTAATCTTATACTATTACCCCATCTACCCTGGTAGATATTATCCCCTGGGAAAGGGAGAAGGGGTGAAATATTTGATTTTTCAATAAAGGTTTGTTGTGTTGGGTTTGTAGGATCATTTAATAAAATTTCTGTTGATTCATCTGTTACTCTTCTTACAGCACCTGCTTGTGTTTTTTGATAATCTCTTTTTTGTTCACTTTTAAGAGGTTTATCTTTAGTAGGATTTGGGTAAGCATTATGGTGGGGACTATTCCATAAATTTACTATATTAATATAATAAAAAGATTCTTCAGATTGAAGAATACCCATATCAGAATTTGGTAATTTAAATATAAGAACTAATTCATTAATTAAAGGGTAAGATGAAATTTGGGGGAAAAAAGGTTTTGCCTTATTATTAGAATTAGATAAATAATTATTCTCTTCAAAAAATATAGTACCTAATCCATTATACCCACCAACTTCTTCAAATTTAGGGTGGAATTGGTTTAAAATTATTTCATTAACCCTTCCTACTTTAATTTTATTAACTTTAGAAAGAATGTTAGGTAAACTCCCAACACCCATATTTTGGGAACTTCCTTGATTAGTTGATTTTGATGATAAACCTCTCTTAAGAGCCATTATTCTTCTTTTTTAGGTGGTAGTTGTAAATTGTTTATTTCTTTTAAAAGTTGTTCTTTTTCTTCTTCAGAAATACCAAACCCATTTTCTTCTGTCCCTTCATTTGCAAATATACGTTGGAAAATAGTGGCAACTTTAATAAGCGCCTCATCATTTTTAATGCCAAGTTCCATGTATTCTTTGATAAGTGGCACAATCATTGTAGCATCACCTATATCACTGATTAATGGTTTTAATTCATTGATTAATGCACTAATTTGTGTTTCTTTCTTCTTTTGATTATCGTAAATTTCTTTAAGTAAATCCGAGTAGGATTTTTTACCGAATATATTTTTGTCTAAATGGCTCATAATTATACGTTTTATTCATGTATAAATATGAAAAGTTAGGGTCTTTCAAAATCTATGTAACCCGTTTCTAAATAAAAAATATAATTTTCTTTAAAAATATTATATAATTTATTTGCAATTTTAGTTATTTTTGGAGTTTTAACAGCTATACCATGGGTTGCCATTATTTCCCTAATATAAATATAAAGTGCTTTTTTATTAAATATTTCTAAATTTTCTCTTTTTCTAAATAATTCTAAAATTGCGTCGGCTACTTGAGCATCTAACTTTTTAGGAAAAAATAAATCAAAGTTATCTGTAATATAAATTACAAATTTATCTATAAAATCTGATAAATTATCTTTTGTTGGAACATATTCTATTTCTGAACTATAAGTTTCATCTTTATATAAATCATCAACAGGGGCAGATTTAATTCTTTTTTGGTAGTTTTTATTGTTATATATTATAAGCCAATTTTTAGTTATAGTACCAAAATAAGAATAAGCTTTAGCCCCTCTATCAGGATTAAATAGATGAATTTTATCAAGTAAAAATGTTATTACTTCATGTTGTAAATGTTCTATCTGATCTACTTCAGTATAATAAAATTTAAATGTGTGGATTATATTTTCTGTTAATTTAAAGAAAGGATAATGAATTTCATTCCTGTATATTTGGCTTCTTACTTCTGAATCTGGTTCATTATTATATCTAACAATAGCATTTTCAGTATCTTTTGTAAAGTAGTTTTTAGACTTTGGTCTTCTTTTTTTAGCCACGGTGATCACTTGATTTGTTTTAATTTAAAATCATTTAAGATATCTTGAATTTGTTGGACTGAGTTAAAAAATTGTCCAACTTCATCATCTGATTTGAACACACCACTATGGTCTATTTCTTTTAATTTTTTATCTGATGTTTCTATAATTTTTGATAATCTATCAAGGTAATTTAAGTATTCCATTAGAATATCTTCTTGTTTTTCATTTTTACGAAGTAAATTAAAGGTTGTAAATCCTAAAATTATAACTGTAATAGATAAAATTGATATAATTATTGTTTCGATCATAAACTATTTAACATATTTTTTAAACCTTCACTCTTAATTGAACCTAGAGCTTTAGTTTTAATAGGTTGTTTTTTATTATTGTCTAATATAAAATTTTTCTTTTTAGAATCCAAATCTTCTTGAAATTTAGGCATCCATTCTTTTTCAAATTCAATTCTAGCAGCCATTAAATCTGCTTGATGAATTATATAAATTAAAGATGTGCGAGGTTTTAATTCTGGCATCCATGATTTTAAATAAGGTTCATTTGCTGGATCGTATAATCCATCATGTAAACGAATAGCTAACCATTCATTTTCTGTAGGTGTGATACCGGTGTCAACTAATAATTTAATTGATCTTTCTGGAACTGACATGAATGAAAGTTTTTTATTAAATTCATACATTTCACCTAAATTCTTTTTCCTCCATGCATCCTGAGATGGTTTATGAGCATATTCTTTACCATCACCCATTTTACCTAAATCATGGTTTAAAGCAGAGAATACAAGTTCTTCAACTGTGTAATTTTGTTCGGCACCAAATTCAATCCAAATTTTATTAGTTGCTAAAGCACCTTCAATTACACGATTAACATGATCTACATAACCACCTGGAAAGGCATTATGGTAAGCCTTTTTATGAGAAGCAGGCATTAACATGATTTCTTCTTCATGTTTTTTATAAAACTCAATAAGTTTTTCTCTTCTAGGATCTGAGATGTAAGTGTTAATATAACCTAACATCTTTTCCCAATTTGATTGGATTTGTTCGGCTGTTAGATTCATCTTAACCTTGTTCCCTTTCAATAATATCTACAATATCTTGAATAGTTTCTTCAATTTCTCTTTGGGTAAAATTAACCTGAGTATTGGTTCCTCCCCTATGAATGTACATATCTAAAGATTTGAATTCTCCTCTTAATTTGTCTAAACGTCTTAAGGCTAGTTTTTTATTTTTCATAACAATTTTTAAATTTAGAATTTATGGTAATGAGTGGTGATGTTGGTTACCTTGTCACCTTTTTTTAATCTTACTTTTTCTCATTACCCGTGATGGGAATATACGTGGTTTTTTCTATGAGGCCAAATTTCTTTTCAAACAAATCAACAATTTTTTTAAGATGTGCACATTTTTCATATTCTTCAATTTCTTGAAAGTAATTTAATGATAATTTTAATGCAATTCTCAATTCTATACTATCACTTATTTCACTACTACTTTCCCATAATTCATCATTAAATTCAAATTGAGATATATACTCCCACCCCCTACCATAAACTATATTCTCCCCAGTTTCTTCAACTTCACCAATTTCTAGTGAAGGTTTAACTTTTTTAAACATATCTATAATATGATTTTGGTAAATTTTATGGTTAAGGATAATTTTTTTAAACATCCCTAATTTAAATAAAGGTGTTTCTTTGAATTTTTCAAAATCCTCTTTTTGTTGTAATTCTTCATCTGAATAATCAAATTCTCCATCACCAAAATTAAATAAATTAAATATTTTATCTATATTCATATCAATAAATATCATAAACTCCCCAGTATAATACAAATTTTTTTTAAGAAACTTAATATGTAATTTGGATATGACGTTAGTATGACGTATATTTATACCCGAAGATATTATTAATTTGTTAACATTAGTTTACCACAAATAATTCCAAACGCCCCAAATACAACTAACATCATTAATCCTAACCAAGAGCCTTTTGTTGCTCGTTTAGAATTCATAGCAAACGCAAGATAATACAATCCCGCAACAACAAACAAAGATACATTTGCTTGCCAGCTTGATTTTGATGCGTCTGTGTAGATGACTATTATGGATGCTAAGAATGCTTGTGCAAATGGAAAAAACGCTGCTAAAAATATAGTGTAGGGTTTTTCAAAATTAATTTTAAGCCATTTAGTAAATATACGTGTTCGTCTTTCTAATAACCTTCTACGTACTTCTTTAGATATTTTTCTCTTTTTCTTCATTAACATAAATATAAATTCCTTCCCAATCTTTTATATCTTCTAAATAATTAAAAGTTGTATCAATTGAACTTTGATAGTCTTTATAATTTAAGGGTTGGCTTATGGTTTCATATTTTTGACATGATATAAAACTTAAAATAAAAATAAATAATATTAACTTTTTCATATATTGTGTTTTGATATAAAATACACAAATATAATATAAATGTTACATATTAAATATTACTTAGATATGTCTTTTTTAGTATTAGTAGCTTCATCGTTAATTGAAGTTAAACAATGGTCTTGTTCGATTCGGTCTAATACCCATCGAAGCGCATCTCCTAGCAGAGTTAGTGTTTTATCTCGCTGATTTTTGCCCAATACTGATGACATGGTTTCCTTAGGATTGCCAAATTTATAACCACCATCTGTTATAAAAACTGCATTCCAAAATTCAGCTCCTACCACATTAGCAAATAAATCTATTTCACGAGCAGTACGGTAAAACCATACTGTTAACATTTTCTTATTACCAGTAAGAATATACTTTAAAATCATAAAAACAATAAGAACGGGTAATAGTAAAATAAGGAGGGTTATAGCAATAGTTAATATTAATAATTCAATCATTTACTTTTATAGATTTTTTGAATATCCCCGTTATCCCATGTTAAGATAACTATACCAATGTACGAATTATTTACTGATTGCCCAAGTAAATTTGTTCTTTTTTCAATTTCTTTTCTTTCTCCTTTAATAGTAATAGCTATAGGTTGAAAAATTTTTGTTTCACCATCATAATCTGTTTGGGATAATCTATAATAAGAAGTTCCCCTTAAGGCATTATCATCAATTAATGAATAAGATATTTGAGTATTGGAATTACCTGCTCCTGTAATTGTTTCTAATATTTCCCACTCATAAACATCTCTACTTCTTTCAATAGTGAAATAATCATTATTAACTTGAGAAGCAACAACCCAATTTAATAATACTATAGGTTCTATTTCTTCTATAACCTCACCTGTAAATGAAATTAAATCAATAGGTAAAGCATTACCACTACTACCTGACCCAAAACCAAATGGACTAAATGAAGTAGCTGTAGCTGTTAATCTACCACTTGAAGCTGTAGCACTCCCACTTCCACCTGCTCCTGATATAGTAGCAGACATATCTTCCCATTCACTTGTTCCTGAGTTATAGTGGGCTAATTTTAAATCAACAGGAGCATCAACAGCATAACCTTGATCCCAATCAAAAGCTAATTCAG